AAGCAGTACTCTGAACAGTGGTGTCAGGGAATGTCAAGTTACCATCTGTGCCAAACAGCCAATCTTTTCGATCACCTGCGACATTGGCAGCCAATCTTACAGCATCACCTGCTGACAAAATTGCTACTTCATTGCCAATGGCAGCAATTTCGCCACCTTGAACGCCAATATACACTCCATTACCAGCCGGGAAGGTTACATATGGGCCTGCTCCGCCCACATGCAATACCAACTCGTGAATATCATTTGTTAATCTATCACTAGCAGGAACAGTGTTGGCAATTAAATTGCCCACCAGGCTGGGAATTCCTGCTGTGATATCACCAACTTGTGCTGTAACAAAAGCTTCGCTTGCTACTAGAAATCCGCCAGGTTCAATTGCATCTTGCACACGTAATGTATGTAGGTCAGTGTCAACCACTACTTCGCCAATGGGACCTGTGTAGGCAGATGCTACTGCGGTATTGCCGCGCTTGAGTAAAACTTGTTGTATTAGTACTTGTGCGGTCATTCTATTGCTCCTGCATCAATTGTGTATTCAGTTAAATTGTTGTTTACCATGGCACTGGTTGCGTAGTAGGCTGGTAAGACTTCTACGTCTAATGGCACTCCGTAGTTGTCATCTGTGTACATAGGACGTTCTTTATTGTCTACTAGGTTAATGATTTTAAATGTAATTTTATAAAATCTTTGATCTAGTATATCCATTATGGCTCTTGGCACAGTAAACTTGCCGTGTCCTGTGGTGATGTTGTTCCAAATTAGTGCATAGGTTTCCATTGTAGTTGCTGTTAATGGATCTTGGATTGCAGCTTCTACTGCAAACCCAGTCAGGTTCATGGGTTTTTGATCTTGATTTTTAATCGTTACTACCACAGGATTATCAATTCCTTGATATAATTTTATGGGGCGTACATACACGGTTCTGTTCCTCACAGTAAAGATGCCCTGGTCCAAAATTTGAACGTCCACAGTTTGGTTATATAAATAAGTTTGGATAGAGATCATTATAATCTATTTATCCAAACAGCCAGTTCAAGATTCCGGCTGCTTTATTGACTCAATTATGAAAATTTGTTTTGTTGTCCATGCCTATGTGCCACACTCTAAAGGTGGCAGTGAATATTATGTACAGTGGATGGCTGAAGAATGCGTCAAACGCGGCCACGAGGTGTCAGTTTTTACTCAATTCCCAGCTGATCCGTTGAGGCCGGGAACCGGCTATATGCACAACGGAGTCCAAGTCATGAAGGCAATGATATCGTTATACAACCAGGACCTGATAGTAGTCCACGGATCCATGAATTCCAATGCCTATGCTCAAGATTTTGTCTTAACTCGATCCCAGGGTATGACCTCTCCTATACTGTATCAAATCATATTGCCTGTAGAAACTCCTATTGCTCTGCGGGCCATGATGACTGTGCCGTACATTGGTTGTTCTACCCCAGAAGATTGGGCGCATGTCAAAAAGCATAATGTAGAACAAAAAGCACACTATGTTAGGCATGGCATTTCTCCCACAGACTGCACAGGAACCCCAGGTAGGTTTGATCGTGAAAAATACGGCATACCGCGAGATAAAAAAATGATTGTATCTTGTGGCGGATACTGGCGCCACAAGAGAATGTATGAACTGTCTGAGATCTTTAAGTCTGCAGATCTCAAGGACACTGTATTGGTCACCGCCGGTTACTGGAGTGGTAATGGTGACACTTTTGCACGACAAGTTCCCGAACCAGACGAACACAACAGAGTCATTGCACTCTACTTACCAAAACCCCAAGAAGTCAAAGACCTAATAGCCGACGCTGATTTGTATGTCATGCACTCAGAACAAGAGGGATTTGGACTCACTGTGCTAGAAGCCATGCTGAACCGGACCCCATGGATTGGCAACAACATTGCAGGTGCAAAGTTATTAAAAGAATTTGGTCATACCTATGAGACTGATGAAGAATTGTTTAATCTGTTGAAAACACATGATACTCTAGAAGATAAAACAGCGGCGGCATACCGCCATGTCATGGATCATCATTTAATCACTAACACAGTTGATGACATCTTAAAGTTGGTAAATAAGTAACCAATGCAAGAAACCGAATTAAAAACACTGCTGGAAAAATATCCATTTATTACATACCTCACTTACGGGGGCGGTGATTATATCGGTATCGTGCAAAATGTTGACGACTTCATAACCACCATATACGACTTTGGTAGTTTGAAAACTGATGATCAAAAAAAACGCTACATTGATCTAGGTGACCAGTGGTGGTGGGAAAGCAACAGACTAATTCCCATCAATGTGTTTTTAAAGAATGACTGGACCGAGTTCCGCGTCTGTCTTAAAACAATGAACAGCAAGGACGTTAAAATACAATGCGGCCCTTATGTAAGCCTCAAAGAGATTGCTAGTAGGCGCAGCAAACGCCGTAGCATTACCTTGATTCGCAAAAGCAGTTAGGAATATCCTTGACTAATTTGCTCACAAATTAGGTTCATGTTGACTACCACTAGATGCGCATAGGCCACACCATGGGCTTTTTTAAAATAATAGCTATCATCTTGTGGCTTGTCCCAAACTGTTTTAGCAACTTGGTGCCAAGGCAAGCCAATTAAGTGACGTTTTGCAGGACGTATAATTGCCAACAACATGGCTAGCCTAGGTATGCTATCTACAGGCTCAGGCATTTTGGTCATGGTGTTGTAATGATTGCCGATATGGATCAATTGATTTACAAACTGTTCTTCTTGCAATAGATCCCACAGGGGTTCTTGCATGAGGTGAGTTAAATGCTCTTGATTCTTTACCTGTGCATACACTGAGACATTTAAAAAATCTAATTTAATGTAACCGCGACTCTCAGTTACTTGATAATCTAGGGCACACTGTCCTGTGGCTGGATCTACTGGCACATCAGTTACATATACACCAGTATTATGCCTGACTAGATCATTGTTGCGCAGGATGCTGGCTGGAATATGCTGTACCAGTTTGAGTGCAGCATCCCGGTCTCCAAAATCAATGTCAATATCACTGTTAAATTTCATAAGTATTCCGCCCAACGCAATGTAAACAATGTGGCATAGGATTCTGAGTCACTGTGGAATCTAAAATGTAGTTCACCTTGCCTAAATGCCCAATCATAATCACGATTCTGTACCAGTCCTTGTTCCTTGCACCATGCGCTTAAATCAATTCCTAGCTGGGTTGTAAATTGCCTACCTTCCTTGGGTGTTAGGCAAACTTGCATCACAAGCCAGCCTCTGCCAATATGTGCCGAACCCACTCAGCATCAGCCATGTAATCTTGTAGTCGTTGCTGCCACACTTCGGGCGTGATCCAGGGCATGATCAATTGCACTTGATCCTCGCGCAGATTATCAAGTAACGCAACTCCACTAGCACAACTATAAACAATCCAAGGGCTAATACGTCCTGTTGATATATGGTGTACAATACGATTGACATTGCCGTACCGAAAATAATCGTTAAAACCGTTCTTAAGTTCTGGATTAGTATCTGCATAATTTTGCATCTCCTTGATAGCTCGTTCTAGTGCATCTTGCGCCGACTCACGTTTTATATATTCCAATAACCACTCGGTGTATAAACTATCCTTGCACCAGTGATCTAGCTTCTTGTTGTTCTTTAATAACCAGTCAGTGAAGTTAGTGGAATTGACTGCTCGTATGCTGACTAGATGCCTGCCAAATTTGACAAAGGCCAAGTAGTAGGGACTGGCAGCAAAGTCGCTATAACTTTTTAATTTGGCTGAGCCTTGTGTGATCTCGTAGAAACGCAAGTAGCTCATCAAGCCCAGTTGTACACCTACTTCTCTTTCTTGTTGCCAACGGCGTTTGCTCTCGCAGAGATGAGCAGCCAGTGTACTTTCCTTGCTGTACTCCCGATTACAGTAACGGCATTTATAGCTCGTCTTTGATTCGCTTGTCAGTCCATCCATGTTGTCTTGCCAAATCTTTAATATCTGCTGTGCTGTTGATGGTGGCGAGTAGTTCAAGTTCATCAGTTTTCATTTCAGGATATATCCCGGCTAGGAATTTAACAGTCTTGCTGTTAAGGGATTTGTCTTTTTTAGTTGCCAACCAGTAGTGTCGCTTGACTCCCATGCCCGGGCTTGCTGCGGTACACATCAACCACTGTAGCTTTTTGTGTTTGGTAGTGTTTACATCAAAGAAGTTAATATTTACACGTTCGTTAGTGGCCATCAAATACCAGGCCTGCATTTCTGCGCTGCCTTCTACGCTGGCTCCATACCGCAGCATGAGATAAGGACTAAACTTTTTAACTTCGTCCTCGGTGAGGCTGTCGTAGAAGTCTCGATCCTTGAGATCGTATGCTCGCATTTCAGTTTGTATGTTTAGCTTATCTGCCATGGCGCTCATTCATTAATTGATAAAACATTATAACACGATTCAGTTCGTCCTGCAAGCCGGGGTGGGTTCGAGCACGTCGACGTATATCTGCCCAGAGTTTAGTTTCCCTTATCCGCTCGCGCAACTCACGTTTCTGTTCACTCTCTGAGTGGAGAGCACGTTCTGTTGAACCTGCTGCTCTAACATATACAGTCTCGCCATGATCTGGACTTTCAAATATTTTTGTCATGATGATTAAATTATGCATCCTTGTTGGATAACTCTGGGGCTTGGTCAGTGGGCCATGCAATATTATATGCGTTCCATTTAAAGTTTTCTTCTAGTGCTTTATTATACGGGGCATCTACTACATACTGTACCACTGCCTCGTCACTTAGTACTAGATATCCGTGTGCGTACCTGGCTGGTATAAACAGTGCAGTATTGGAATCCAATACAGTGCCGCACCAAGCACCCGATTCGGGATCTAGTGCTACATCAAAAATTCTACCAGTTACCGGCATTACCAATTTTGTTTGATTCTGCCGGTGTATGCCACGGAGTACGTTGTATTTACTGGTTGCAAGGTTAATTTGCCTAAAAGTTCCCTGCATACCATCGCTATCACTTTTCCATAACTCACAGAAATCGCCACGACTATCTGTGTATTTTTTATGTGTTATTAGCTTTACACCTGGCAATAATTCATAGTTGTTCATGATTACCAAGCCTTACTGAAATCTACAACCTCACTGGTCCTACTGATTTCTTTTACACAGTAGACGCATAAACTTTTTTCAACGCCGCCTTCCAATGGAATGGCCAGCATCTGCCCAGGTTTAAGTTTAGGAAAATACCATTTGACATCTTGATAGATATCTATAATTTCAATTGAATAAAACTCAGGTCTAAAACTTGTTCTTGGATTAAAACAAAATGCACTAAAGCCTCTATCATTGATGCTGGTAAACGGTACTACTTCTAAATCACCCATATCCTTCTCGCCAATCAAGATCTGCCAATCCACTGGCATTTTAATGGTATGTGGGCCTATCCGTAATACCAGTGCAGGGCTATTAAAGCTCTCTAAAAATATTAGTGGTATATAAAAATAGTCAGGTTCTTTAGGGTCGCTGTTATCTAATACACAAAACCGCATGTCCTCAACTTCATCGGGTATTTCTGTCATGTCAAAAGACATGTTATCTAATGTTAAAATTCGCATTTATTGCCATTCCACTTTCTCTATTGTAAAGGGGTAGCTGGCCTCCTTGTAAAAACTTTTTCTCTTAGTAAGATGTCGCTTGACAAACTTACATGTGCTGGTTATGTCCCAGATTTGGACGAAATCTTTGTCGTCTGCTTTTCTAATACCTCGCCCAATCGACTGTATAACTCTCGTAAAGCTCTTTCCGGGCTCCAAAAGAACCAAATTAAAAATCCTAG